CCTTATGCTATAGATGCTGTTCCGTTATCTTATGGATCTTCTCAGGTCACTAGAGTCACTGTTAACTTTCATTACGTAAGACATACAATTCTTTATGTTGATCCGACATAGGGACCAGCAAATTCGGATTTTCGATTCCATAAAAGTCGAAAAATTATCCCCGCCCATTTTTCGTTGAAAAAGTCGCTATATATAAATATACGACTTGAATTAGTTTTTATGGCATTACCGAAAGTTGGTTATCCCACCTATGAATTAGATTTGCCTTCTACAGGCAAAACTATCAAATATCGACCATTTTTAGTAAAAGAGGAAAAAGTACTTTTACTAGCATTAGAGTCAGAAGACGAAAAACAGATTACATCTGCTGTTAAGGATTTAATCAAAAATTGCGTTATTTCACGAATTAAGGTAGATACACTACCTTTGTTTGATTTGGAATATCTGTTTTTAAAGATTAGAGGTGCTTCTATTGGAGAAACCATCACTTTGACTGTAACTTGTCTTGATGATAATGAGACAAAAGCAGAAACACAGATTAATATTGATGATATTCAGGTTTTTAAGCCAAAAGGACATTCTAACAAAATTGAGTTAACTGATGAAATGGGTATTGTGATGAAATATCCAAGTATGCAGAGATTCATTGAATTGGACTTTTTACAGAAAGAATTGGATGCAGAGGAAGTTTTTGAGTTGATTGCAGAAAGTATAGATCAGATATATGACTCTGAAGAGGTATTTGACTCTACAACTACAACTAAGAAGGAATTCCGCACGTTTGTTGAAGGACTGACTACTAAGCAGTTTGAGAAAATTCAACAATTCTATGAAACATCTCCAAAACTACGTCACCAGTTTACAGTGGTAAACCCTAACACTGGAGTGGATTCCGAGTATACGTTGGAGGGATTGCAAAGTTTTTTCGTGTAGCACTCTTCCATAATAACCTGGAGGGGTACTATAGAATGAATTTTGCTCTAATGCAGTACCATAAATACAGTTTGACGGAAGTAGAAAATTGGATGCCTTGGGAACGTGAAGTTTATGTAGCGTTTTTGATGCAGTATTTAGAAGAAGTCAAACAAAAGCAACAACAAGCACAGAATGGCTAGGTACTCTGCAACATATAGTGGTGATACTACCTCTTTTATAGGTGGTAAGATTGCTAGTGCCTTTGGCATGGCTAGAGCAGAGGCAGACGCACAAGAGAAAGATAAACAAGTTGGTCTGAATGTTGCAAATAGTGGTAATTTATTCATTAAAGCATTAGGAAGTGAATTTGGTGGAGATTTATTTGCAAGGACAATAGGTTCTTTTAATCCAAAGAGTGACGCTAAAAAAACTGATAGAGCATCTAGTAAAGCAAGTAGATTTGCTGCAAATTTCCCTAGATCAGAAAGAAAAGAAGAAACGGAAGATACTGTAAAAAAGTCTAATGAAGAAGTTGATCGTGCTAAGGATGAACTTTTAAGAGATGATGATCATATACCAGTAAAGGATGAGAAACTTCGAGAGTATGTTACTCGTGTTTTTGGTGTTGGTATAGATTCAAAGTTAACACAATTAGATCAGAGAATAACTAAAAGTTTATCTGTTTTATCTGATATAAGAGCAACTCATAAAGGTAGTGTTGACTTGATGATCGATCATAATGAGTTGATTGCAGGTAAATTAGATAAGATTTTAAACTTATATAATGATCAGTATAATTTTCAGAGTGTTCTTAAAGATAAAGCACAGGTAGCTAAGCAGGAACAGGAATTAGAGAAAGTAAGAGATCTTTCAAGGACTAGAAGGTATCTTGGTATTGATTATAATAAAGGAGGTGGAGCAATACTTGGAGGTTTAACTGATAAACTCGTTAAGTTTTTACTTAATAAGTTAGGTTTAGGTAAATTTGCTAAAAAACTTAATCAAGGAGGACCAAAAAACCTTTTTAAATTTCTGCGTAGAATTAGATCAATTAAGCCATTTTTTGGAGGTACTGAAAGAACCCTTGTAAGGAAAATAGCAAAAGCAAACTTTGGTGATCTTAAAAAACAGTTTCCAAATGTATCTAAGAAAGTATGGACTAGAACTTTAAAGGAAAATATTAAATCTGTTAGTCGTTCTGGAATGAAACCTGACAGTATTGAAGCAAATATTCAGGCCGCACAAGATGCAGCTAGAGATATTAAGGCAGAATTTGGTGAGGATATTAATCCAAGAAAAGCAACAAAGAAAGGTAAGAAACCAAAAATCAAATCAAAGAAAACTGCTCAAAAATTAGCAAGGGATATTGGTAGACCATTTCCTCATGTTGCTGTGCCTGGAGCACCTAAAGGATTAAATGCTGCAAGAAAACCTCTTAAGATGTCTGGTGCTGGTAAGAAGCTAGGTAAAAAATTAACTACTAAGGCAGGTACTAAGGCAGTTAGTAAGGGTGCTAAACTTATACCAGGTATAGGTACTGGAATTGCAATAGGTGAAGCAGCATATAGAGCTGCAAAGGGTGATTGGACTGGTGCTGGATTGTCACTTCTTAGTGCTATACCTGTTATAGGATGGGGTGTCACTGCGATTGATATTGGTAGGGACATGGGAATTAACCCACTTGGATTACCAGAACCACCAGATTCATTTGAACAAGGTAATAGACCTAATAAATATGGACTTACACGTAAAGGAGTTAGTTTTATGCACGGTGTTGAAGATGTTAGAGCAGTAGATCCTGCCAGTGGTATGATGACAAGTCACATTCAACATATTGGTGATACTTTAGTTTCTACTAGTATGAAAATGGCAAAGGATTTTGGTGTCGAAAGAGATATTACTAGTAAGATTACTACATTGCCATTTGCTCTTAATAATATTGCTTATAGTACTGGTATAAAAACTTCACCAATTAAGTCAATAGCAACTGAGACTTTCATTGAAAAGCAAGCAAATGCAACTCAGTCTGAATGGATGAAGAAGGAAACAGAAAAAGAGGGTGGATTAAAGGATTATTATAAAGATGATCGTGTTATTGACGGCACAGGTGGTTTCAATCCATTAGATATGTTTGCTGATGCTTTCAGAGGAGGTAGGCATCTTTTATTTGGTGGTAAAAAATCCATTCAGTTTCATGGTGAACAAGGTCCAGATCTATCAGGTGATCCAGGACTTGATTTTAGTTTTGATGATTTTAAAAGTAACTATTCATTGTTTAATGGAACAGTTATAGAAACAGGAGTAAGATATGGTCCAGGATACGGCAACGTTGTAGTTATTAGAAGTACAGATCCCAGTAATAATAGAGAGTTTGATGCATTATATGCACACTTCCCTGATGGTGGAATTGCTGTTAAACCAGGTCAAAAGATTCGAGGTGGTCAATATCTTGGTAAGGTTGGATTTGTGAGCACAGCTATACCTAATGTTGCAGAAATGCAACCAAATAACGCAGGTAATATGTCAGGGTGGCATACTAGTGTTGATTTCTTTGAACCTGATTCAACAACAACATATCAAAATGTTGAATCTCTTGTTAGTTTGATATGGAATGCAAAGAATGTATCTCCAAATGGCAATAATATTCTGAATAGATTGAGTCCTGATAAGGATGAGAATCATTATGCTTTTGAAAAGGAATATATCAAAGAGATGGAGGGAACTAAAACTGAAGTATATCCAGATAGTAAAGGATTTCCTACAGTTGGGATAGGACATAAAATTTCAGCTGACTCTCCATCAGACATTCGTAATTTACAAGTTGGTGATAGGATTACTGAAGAAAGAGCTCATGAGTTATTTGAGGAAGACTGGGAATATCATTTGTCTATGGCAAAGAAACTTCCTGGTTGGCAGTCTGCTACTAAGAGACAGAGAGCAGCATTGATAGACCTAGTATATAATATGGGTCCATATTTCTTAGATAATTTTCCTTCAATGCGTAGAGCATTACAGAAAGGTGATTTCGATGAAGCAGCAAGACAATTAGAATATTCTAATCCTGATGAAAAACCTGGAGTAAGATCAGACTGGTTCCATGATGTAAAAGAAAGAAGGAATCAACCAACATTAGATTTGATGCTTAATAGATTTAAGGATGGATCTTATGAACATTTGGATCATCTTCCTAATATAGGTCCACTATCACAAGGTCAACCAAATATACAAGTCCCAGTATCACTTGCTCTTCTAGATAATCTAGAAAATCATAATAAAATGTACAAATCACTTGATGAAACTACTGGAAATTTAAGGGTTGTTGTGGTAAATAATATCAATAATAACAATCAGATTGTTAGGAAGAATTCCAATATATACGATACTGGTAATAGTCTTCAGTTGTTCAAAAATGCAAAGTTAGTAGGATAGGATGGCCAGATATAGTTCTACATTTACAGCAGGAGCAGAGTCCAAAATTATTGGGGCTCTGTTTGATGCTGCCAGTATGGCTAAGACTGAGAAAGCTCGTGCCATGCAAGGTGCAGAGATTAATCAATTAGACAAAAATAATTTAGGACTTTATAGAGGAGAATTTTTCGGTCAAGCATTGAAATATATGATGACTCCTAAGATGTTTAGGAGAGGTAGTTTTCAAGATCAGTTTAGTTATCCTGATTATTTTGCTAGAGGGCAGAGTACACCATTTGCTAGTCCAGTAGGACCATTTAAACCAACTAATGCTCAAGTAATGAATCGGTTGGTAGGACAACCGTTTCCATGGGTGGGTGTTGGAGCACCTAGAAGTGAGCAAGTACAACCACAGACTCCACTACTATCATCAGGTACTAAGAGGTATGAACCTACTAGTACTAAGAGCAAACCAGTTGAAGTTAAGGATGAGAAACTAGGTGTATTCTTTGCTGCTATTGCAGAATCATTAAACAAAACTGTTTCTTCTATTAATCAAAAACAGGGTAGTTTAGAGTCTGAGATTGCTGCTGCAAAAGAGTCTAATCTTGCTATTGCTAAGGGTCTTGAAGTTAGCAATGATGGCATAGGTGACAAACTAGATGCTATTGCTGGTGTATTAAATGAGCAGCTTGCACTTGCTAAACTTCAAGCTGATCAAGCAGAAACTACTGCTGTAAAGAAAGAATTAAACAAAGAAACTGATCTTTCTGGTACTGAGAGATTTACTGATCTTGATGAGAATCCAAAAGAGATAAGAGCAGAGAATGAAATCGAGAATGCTCTGGATGTTGATAACGATGAGTTAGATTTTGGTGGAGTTCAAGTTCCTAACTTTGAACAGGGTGGTATTGTATCTGGTCCTGATAGTGGATACCTAGTCAGGTTACATGGTGATGAGATGATCACACCAGTAGATAACAACTTTACACAGGGAGAACCCAGTGCTGTTGATGGTGTAACTCGTAGACCACAGGTAGAGACAGGATCTGCTGCACCTGAAGTTCCACAGATGCCAGCAATGAACTTCTTTGCTCAGAGACCATCTGAGACTTCTGGCAATATTGTGAAGTCTCCAGTGAATGATCTTAAGAGAGATCTATTCACTGAAAAGAAACTTATGATGGCTATGGCATTACCATTCCAAGTTGCTGGATTGGGAATAATGCAAGCAGCTGCCAGATCAGTTATGGCAACACCAGGTTTCACTGGAATGAAACCAGCATACAAGAGTGCAGTTGATCCTGTTGCTCAATCATTTGGTCAACCTGATACTGTTACTCGTAGGGTCAATAATATATTAGAGAATAAATCAATACAAACTGAACAAAGGCATCAAGAAGTATTTAAGAAACAACAGTCTGAGAATAGACGTGCGTGGTGGGATATATTTGGAGTATTTAAGAAGAAGCCTCATGGTGGCACTGAAGGTACAGGTGGTAGAGTTGTTGGTGGATATGGTATTGGAGGTCCAGGTTTAAGTGGTGCAGGTAGTCTACAAAACTTATATCATGGAACCAGTAATGCTAGAGCAGGTAGTATATTCAAAGGTGGATTTAAACCTAGCAATGCTTTGAGTTGGGCTGGTAAGGGTAAGTCATTCCTAACACCAGATTTTTGGAATGCTGCTCAGTATGCTAGACCTGGTGCTACTGGTTTGAATCCTTTCAGTGTTAAGGGTCTTCCAGGAACTGGTGTTAGTAATCTTGGTGCTGGAAGAGGTCAGGTATTAAATGTATTACAACCTAAAGGTGCTGGTCGTAGGTTACCTGGATGGTTAAGACGTTTTGGTATATCACCAGAGGTTGCTGTTAAACCTAAGCAAGCAACTAAGGGATTGAATCTAGCTCAGAGATTGATGGGTGGTGCATATCCTAATAGTTCGAATGCTAGGATGCTTAGATCAATGATGACATCTCCAGCAGCAGGTAAAGGTATAGGTTTGATGAGTAAGTTGAAACCACTCTTGAAATTTGGTGGTGGTATGCTAGGAAGGTTGTCTAGAGTACCTTTACTCACTGATATGATATTCCCAGATCCAACTGCTCAGTATGATCAGATGCATGGTCCACATGCATACTATAATGATCCTAGATATACTGGTCCTAGACCAGACTGGGCTCCTCCAGCAGGTTCTAATGAAAGATCTGCTTTTGTTGATATGTCTTCTAGAGAGAATGAAGTCAATAGATTAACCAAAAATAGTGGGATTGACCCAGAAGTCACGACAATTAATAATAGTTCTACCAACGCTGGTGTTGGTGAAGAGGAAGGGATATCTCATATTGATAATATGGCAAATACTCAGGTCGGTGACTATCAATTTGTATACACACCATATGGAGGAGGTGGTTAATGTCAGAGATAACTAAAGCAGAACAGTTTACACTGAAATATGTCGCCATCTGGAAAGTTGGTAAAGAGATGGGTGACCCTTATGCATATTTGACTAATGTATGGTCAAGTTTTCAGTATGTTGAGGATTTATTGTCACCGTCTATATCTGGTACTCTAGTAATTTTAGATAAAGCACTCAACCTTCCTGCTGATATGCCTCTCACTGGGTTTGAGAAAGTTGTTATTTCAGTAACAGATTATGAAGGTGAAGATCATCAATTTGATTTTCGGGTTTGGAAGATTGGTAACAGAGTTATGACTGATAAGGGTCAAGCATATACTTTGGGATTGATTGGTGACCAAGCACTTACTAATGAAGGTGTTAAAGTAAATAAAGTTCTTACAGACACTGCATCTGGAATGGTTAAGAGTCTTCTTGTAGATTATCTTAATGTACCTGGAGCTATGGTGAAAGTTGAAGAGAGCACTGGTAAGAGGAGGATAATACCTGCTGGTAAATCACCATTTGCAGTTATTAGAGATTTACAACCTAAAGCAATATCTAAAGAGACATTTACAGCAGGTTCATCTAGCACCAATTCTAATATTTCTGACGGTAGTGGTGGTAGCACTGTTGATACTAAATCTGATAATGCTAAAGACGCAAAACAATTGAAAGGTAGTGCTGGATATTTCTTTTGGGAAGATCGTGATGGATTTAATTTTAAGAGTATAGATTCTGTGGTCTCACCAGATCCTAAAAAGTTTGGTGGATCTGGACCTGTTGCTGTGTATGAGTATCAACCAGCAAATGTAGATGCTACAGAATCTCAAGCAAATAGGAAGATTCAAGAAGTTGCATTCAGGTCTGAGATAGACATGATGAGGAAACTTAGAGAAGGTGCATGGTCTACCGAGTGTGCGTTTTTTGACATAAATACTGGTGTTTATACGGAGTACACATATAAATTAAGTGAAAGCTGGGATCAAATGGCTCACTTGGGACCACAAACTAAACTACCAAAGGGGCAAGAACAATTATCTCAGTATCCAACTAGACGTTTATCTTCTATCATTAATCATGAAAATTGGTATAATGGAACTGAAGTAGCATCAAATGATGCTTCAGATGAAAGTGATGAACCTAGTGAAATTACAGATTCTCAAAAGCAGTACTTGGTACAATCTATCGCACGTGCAGGTACTTTGTTCAATCAGCAATTAGCTATATCTGTTACAGGGAATTTGAAATTGAGAGTAGGTCAGAAGGTAGAAGTTAAGATACCAAATCCAATTCCTGAACAAAGTAAGGAAGAATCTGGAAAATATGATCCAGAGAATAGTGGTGTCTATCTTATCAGGAAACTCAATCATCAATTTGACAGAGCTTCCATGAGCGTCTATACTGTATTGGATTTGATCCGTGACTCATGGGGTTACGAAGAAACAAAAACCGACGCATAACTTAAACATATGACTACTATAGAAGAACACATCAAACACGACCAACAGATTATAGACGATCCTACAACAAGTCCTGCTGCTCGTAGGCACTTTAAGGAGGAGCTACATGATCTAGAAGTTTATGTAGAGAATCATCACGATGAGATTGAAGCAGGAGATCACCACGATCCTAACTGCATCGAATTGTTCTGTGAGACCCATCCAGACGAGCCTGAGTGCTTGATTTATGACGATTAGATATGGAAGGACTTAATCAATTATTTCCAGTTCACCAAATTGGATCTGACGGGTTCGCCTGGTGGATCGGACAGATTGAGTCGCCTATGCATTCTGAGGATGGTGAGGAGAATAAAGATCCAAAGCGTTCTGGTAGGTATAAAGTCAGGATTATAGGACATCATCCTAGATCTTGTAATGCCGTAAAGAGTTCGGATCTTCCATGGGCAATCACTATGATGCCTGTGACATCACCATATTCATCTGGTGCTGTGCGTTCTGCAACGCCACAGTTAGAGCCAGGTGATTGGGTTATAGGGTTCTTTTTAGATAAAGAACAACAACAACCTGTTATCATGGGGTCTATTGGACAGGTTGCTAATTCTGGAACACCGCCAGGAGAAGATCCCAATCCTGGAGAAGGTTGTAAGAACTTTACAACATTCATTTCTGAAGATGTTAAACAATTAGATCAAGATCCACAAAAACCAATTGAATTTGATCCTGCTACAGCAGGTGTTCCTTTAGATGGTACTGCTTCTGATGGAATTACCAATGGTGTCAACAATTTAACTATAGCAAAACTAGCAGACGCATCTGAATCTAATAGAGCAGGTACTAACTGGACAATGGAAGTTGCTGATACATGTGGTAAGGAATCAGATCTTAATGGTACATTCAAACGTCTCTTAAGTGAGATGCTACGTGATGCTCAACAGAGTAATGGACAGTTAGGAAGTTATGTTGTTAACCAGTGGACTGGTCAGATTACTGATTATGTTGACATTGGTAGAAAGTATGTAAATAAAGCGATCTATATTGTTAAGAAATTCATTGCTAAAGTCAAAGGATTTGTATTAGAGAAGATCAAAAGAGCTGTTGATGATCTTGTTAAAGCAATTATACGTCCTGATGAGACAGGTAATTCTCTCACTCCAGTGACTAAGTGGTTTAACAATATGTTATCAGATCTTGGATGCTCTATGGCAGATCTGGGATTACGTTTAGAGAAGTTCTTGGAAGATTTGATATTTGGTTATCTCTTTGACATTTACAAGGCTGCTGCATGTCAAGTAGACAAGATGGTTAGTGGAATCCTTAATAAGATCCAGTCTTTAATGGAGGATTTACTATCCAGCATTCTTGGTCCCCTACAATCTATACTTGGTGCTATAGCAGGTCCGTTGAATATGATTGGAGAGGCAATCAATTATGTATTGAACCTTTTAGGTATTCAATGTAATGGTCCTGACAATAGTTGTAATAAAGTCACATCTGTAACTACTGATTGTAAAACAGATAAGAGAAAGAACTTTTTAGATGACCTACTTGACAGTCTACAAGATCCATGGGATGGTGCTGGTGAGGACTGGGCTACCTATACATGTGAAGAAGCATATGAAGGTGTTAGATTAGAAGATACTGATGTTACTTTTGTTGGTGGTAAGCAGGATACATCTGGAGAAGATAGAATAATCTATACTGTATCTGATGCTACAGTAACAGAGGGTGATAAGGCAAAGATTAGAATTGGTAGAAGTGGTAAGATTGATATTGCTTCTAGTATATTCTATAGAACTATAGAAGGTACTGCAAATTTTGTTACGGATTTCTTAGAAGTAAATGGTACATTAGGATTTTCACCAGGAGAATCAGAAAAATTTATTGAAATACAGACAGTCTATTCTGATGAAGTAGAGACTTCAGAAGATTTCTTTGTAGTACTTAGACCAGGAACTCCAGGTACAGTTGCTAGAACATTTACCAAGAGTATTGCTAGAGTTGTTATTAACAAGTCTAGTATAGGATCTAGTGCAGACACAGATATAAGTCAGGATCAAACACCTACACCATTTAAAAATCCAAATGATCCTACTAACTTTGAGTTTGGAGAAATATTTGACTCAGTAGCGAATGATAATGATAGTGATACTGAAGTGGAGACACCTGAAGGACCAAGTTATAAAGTTAGTCCAGATAAGAGTTCTGTTAAGGAGGGTGAATTTGTAACATATACTGTAGAGACAACTAATGTTGATAATGGAACTCTAATGCAGTATCAGTTATTTGGTGAGGGTATTACTAATACTGATATTGTTGGTGGTAATCTTCAAGGTCAATTTGTAATTGAAGATAACAAGGCGAATTTTGTTGTTGGTATTGAAGATGATGCTTCACTAGAGGACAGAGAGACATTGATACTTGGTATTAATGGTACAAATGCTAGTTGTTCTGTTGTTATATTATCTCAGTTATCTAAGTATGGTAGAGAGGATCTATTAGATGAGTTAGATGAATCAGACCTCATTAACAAGGATAATGTTTTTATACCAACTACAAGACCAATTGCTGCTGCTCCTATTACTGATCCAAATGGAGGTATCCTACAGGTTCCTATAGCAACACCAGGTACTCCATATACAGAAGCACCTGCTGTTCTTATTACAGGTCAGGGATATGGTGCTGTTGGAATTGCTTTACTTGATAATAATAATCAGGTAAGTGAAATCAGAGTAACAAATCCTGGTGCTGGATATAAACTTAACACACCACAAACAGAACAAAAGCGTTGTATTATTGATAGTTTTACTATGATAACTCCTGGCACAGGATATACTAGTGCTCCTAAAGTATTTGTTGACGGCGATGCTTATGTAGCAGAAGCTATAGTTGAGAACGGTATGGTTGTTAGTGTTAGAATTAAAGATAGAGAGAAGACATTCACATCCTATCCAAGAGTTCAAATCATAGGTGGTGGTGGATATGGAGCAAAGTGGTTACCTTCATTCAGTTGCTTAAGTACCGAAGCACTTGTTAAGGTTGGATCTGCTAAGATTGGTACTGGTTCTTATATTGATTGTCCGTAATGCCTAAGTCTCAAATAAACAATAGAACTGCTGAACTTGAAGCCAAGATGATCAAGGCTGGTCAGGCTGATGAGAAGCAGGACGTTGAGATTGTTAGAAAGGTAACAGTTATATTCCAGAACAAAGAGTATGTTCTGAGAACTGATGGTGGTGACTTAGATGCCAGAAATAAGTTGACTGGTCATGGGTTTACCATCTCTCAGAAAGGTGATTTTATTTTTGTGTCTGGACCTGGAGGCAAGGGCAATCCTTGTGGTGGTAGGTTTATGGTCAACACCACTGGCGGTAAGATGGAGAAGCATGGTGGACCAATTATTACGGAAGCATCATCAAATAGTAACGCTGCTGTTGAAACAGATAATAATTCTGCTACCAATGGTCTAGCAAGATCAACAGTATTATATGGTGCTGACAAGGAAGAGATTCAGGGTGATAAGAGAATTAGTGCTCTTAATGTTGTTATAGAAGCAACAGACCTATTAACTCTTATCGGACATAATGGTATTAAATTGCAAGCAGGACCAAATGGTGGTGGTCCTATTACAATGCAAGCAGGTAGTATCACACAGGTTGCTTCCAACAAGGAAGAATATGTTTTAGGTCAGAAGATGGTTGTATCTTCTGAGAATACTGAAGTTAACTATGATCCTAGAGGAACTAAAGCATTAATCTCACCAGGTCACCAGAGTATTAAGTATATGGGTGATGTCAAGCATCAGGTCATGGGTGCTTATAGATTAGATGTTGCTGGTGTTGGGACAAGTCCTTTCATTCTTGATAAGAAGACTGGTATAGTTATTACTACAAAGGCAGGAGATTTTAAACTTGGAACTACTCTTGGTAGTATGCATATCATGGCTACTGGTAAACTTGCGTGTCCTAGTTTTGATGGTATTAAACCAGGAACAGTTAATATAAATTCGTTATTGGGTACAAATCTCACATCTACAAGTCCAGCACTAGGAAAAGTTAAGATTGATACTGGTACTACAGAAATTAAATCAAGTGCTAACGTTGATATATCAGCAAAGACTGGTATTGAGATGACAACTGATGCTCAAGACATTAAGATAGAAGCAAAGGCAGGTAGTGTTGATATAGATGCTGGTCTCAAGATATATTTGAATTAGCCTTGTGACACTAGGCAAACTGTCACAAGGGCGGTTGACCGATCCCAAAAAAATTGTTATTATGTATAAATAACGTTACATAAACAGGCCCGAAACTATCGTACCCTGTGGAATGTACTATAGATCCCATGTCGGGGATCTTACCATCCGCAGGGTCTTTTTGTATCCTTGCGAGACACTTAAACAAACACATGTCTATTAAATCAACAATCGCTGCTGTTGCAGCATCACCTTTTCTACTCGCAGGAGCCGCTTTTGCTGGTCCATATGTGAACGTAGAGAGCAACTTGTCTTATCCTGATGGCGACTATAGCTCTGCAGCTACAGACGTTCATATCGGTTATGAAGGTGCAACAGAAGATGGTAAAATTGCTTACTATGTACAAGGTGGTCCACAACTAAGTCATACAGAAACAACTGATGACACAGAAACAGAACTTTCTGGTAAGGTTGGTGCTTCTTATGGAATCAACGAAGATCTTGCTCTTTACGGCGAGGTTTCTGGTGCTTCTAATGGCGAAGATAGCGACGGCGACACAATCATTGATTGGGGTGCTAAGCTTGGAGCTAAGTTCACATTCTAATTGACTAATCAATTAAATGTGCTATAATGGAGGGGGAAACCCCTCCTTTTTTTATGTTAGACGATTTTTGCGATAAATTAGAAGGATTCTATGATAATTGGAATCAAGCATGTAGAAACCCTGCTGTGTGGTCTCATGTTAAATTGAGGTGGAAACGCATCGGTGACCATCAATTTGAATCAAAACAGTGGTATGAATATCTGGGTGAGGAGAAAGCATACAGACATAAGTGGCATAAAGTATTTGAACAGCAGGGTACTATCATAGTACAGAATTGGTTGCCTGATTGGAAAGATCATAACCATTGTTGCGATATGTTATTCTTTGAGGTTGGTGACTATTGGGCAGGTAAAGTTAAGACAGATGCGTGTATTGTAAACGGTGGTAGAGTAGTCTCAATGGTCAAGTTTAATGGTGAATATTATAAGAGTAGAGATCAGGGATGGAGAGATGATAAGGTAGTTTGGGGCAGTGATGTTGTCTATAAATTTGATAAAGTCGGATAAATAGTGACGTGAAGCAAGCTTTGACATGGCATTTAAGGGGTACGATTTAGCGTCCAAATATGTGTTTTGTTATTTTGATGATAATAGATCATCAGTTGTCAGAATGTGGTTTATAAATGGAATGCCATTTACATTCGATTCTTTAGAAAGAGAGGAATTGGAGAATCCATGGATTCAAGGTGAAGCAGCACTTAACCCAGAATTTACTCTAGAACAAGTTGAAAAGGTCTCTAGTTATTTGATGGAAGAGGAAATGCATCCTCTATTGTTTGAAGTACCTTTAGTTGGAAAATTACCAGATGATACCCTTTCGTGAGTGCCTTATAGGTCAATTTGATAATCAAAAACAAGCGTTGCAATATCCCAGTAGATTTGCTAGAATTCTGATAAATCATGAGGATTTAGGTGATGGTTGGATCAAAGGGTTTCAAGCATATTTCCATAACCCAAAACCATACAGGGAATTTCGAATGTGGGTTACCCCAATTGGGGAAAAATTTCTTGTCCAAAATTTTGACTCTACAGGTTTGACATACAAGGAAGGTTATGATACAATATTCGAGTGGCGAGATGACCATTGGCACGGCAAATCCCACGACAATGCACAATATACAGTTGACGCAATTCTTAATAATGACATATATCATGTCCTAGATAGGGGTGACACTTGGGGTTCTCAATGGGGTCACTTCAAATTCGATAAATTGCCATCATAGCACAGTGGTAGTGCAGGGCTTTTGTAAAGCCAAGGTCGGCGGTTCAAATCCGTCTGATGGCATCCCCTTTGGGGATAGGTGACGACACCTACATTCTGGACACGGGTTCGATTCCCGTCATCTCCATTCGAGGGGATGCCATGGCTTCGACAGGGTATAAGGATCGGGACTGAAACCTGCTTGGATAAGCAAACAACATCTGCTAAAACAGATACACCTGCTGCGAATAACATCGTAGCATTCTCACGTCCATTCAGCAAGGTTGCCAAGCGTGACCTCGTGGCTGTTTAGACCATAAGGTGAGATGGGGGTTAGGTTAGCCTTCTAACCCAAATAACCTACTAGGGGGTGGAATACCCCCTTCATATAATGGAAATATTAGATAATTTTTTACCAGATCAAGAATTCGTACATCTTGAACAATATTTTATGGGAGGTGTTCTCTTATGGACATATCAGCAACACAAAGTTACCTGTGGTCCAAATGAACAGGATGTAGACAATTATCAGTTTACTCACCCATTTTATTTTCAAGAAGCATTCGATGGTAATTTTAGATATGAAATATCTCCAGATTTTCAATCTATACTACCTTTAGTGAATAGACTAGACTTTATTGCATTACATAAGGTTAAAGCAAATTTTGAACCACTAAAGCGTAAGAGATTTCATAGTGACTTTCATTATGATTGGGCAGAAATGCAAGATGGAAATCCAATTCCTTCTAACACAATGACAACCGCCATATATTATGTTAATTCATGTGATGGATATACAGAGTTTGAAGACGGTACAGTAACAGAAGCAGTTGCTAATCGTTTAGTAAAATTCCCATCAAATTTGAAACATAGAGGTGTAAGTCAAACTGATACACGATTCAAGTGTGTCATAAACTTTAACTTCTTCGAAAAACAATGAAACTAAGAGGATCAGATAACGTGAAAAAATCTTTTAAGAAAAAAGACAAAAAAGGTCGTGAGGAAACTTGGGAGTGGGAAGAAACTCCTGAAGTAAAGAAAGCTCTGGAAAAATTACATGCCAATAAAGGACAAACAGAAGAATAGAGAGTACCAAAGAGAATGGGCTCGTAAGAATGGTAAGACCAAACGAGCAAATCAACGTGGTCCTGCAAATAGACAGAAGTTGGTAGATGATGCCAAGTCAAATCCTTGTGTCATTTGTAATATTGAATATCCTGTTCCAGTTATGGATCTTCATCATGCAGACAATAGTGAAAAGAAGGTAAGCATAACTGGTCTTGTTAGGACAGGTCCGTATGCAGATTTAAAGGAGGAAGTGGATAAGTGTGTTCCTCTCTGTGCTAATTGTCATAGATTAGTTCATGCAGGTCTTAGGAGTCTACCAGATTTAGTTCTATTGCCAGGAGTGTAATCCAATTGGTAGAGATAGAAGACTTAAAATCTTTCCAGTGTGGGTTCGAATCCCATCACTCCTACTTTTTCGAACTGGGTTAAAATCACACGAATGTGAATTCCCTAGAACCTAAGCGTAATCAAGGTTTTTCTCGTATAAATAAAACGAGCACAGACTAGATTCAGCTTGAGCAATTATGGCATTGACAAGACTTGACAATCTTATTAGTTCTAAAACTGGTAAGTATTTGTACGTCTCTCCTGACGATTTTAACGCAACGGATGAGATTAATAATAGAGGTAACTCCCCTATTAGACCGTTTAAATCGATTCAGAGGGCATTTTTAGAGATTGCAAGATTCTCTTATCAACCTGGCCCCGATAACGACAGGTTTGACCAGTTTACCATCATGTTGATGCCTGGTAAACACTATATTGATAACAGACCAGGTATTGCTAGTGCTGACGGAATTGACGCTTTTGCGTTTGATCAAGCTCTTAATGAATGGATCGATAGTTCTAATTTAGACATTGGTGATCCTGACAACGTTCTTTACAAGTTTAATAACACTGAGGGTGGAGCCATAATCCCTCGTGGTTCTTCACTTGTTGGTTATGATCTACGTCGTACGTCTGTTACTCCATTATTTGTTCCTGATCCTGCTGATAGATTAGAACAAAGATCTGCCATATTCAATGTTACTGGTGGTTGCTACTTCTGGCAATTCACTATTAGGGATGGTGATCTAGAACCTTCGTCACCATTGTATGACAATAATGACGGAATTGGTAAAGTTTATTATCAAAAAGGTGATTGGACTGCAAAAGCTGTACCTAACTTCTCTCACCATAAACTGACTGTTTTTGAGTATGCAGACAAAGAAGAATTAGGTCTGTATTATCAGAAAGTCGCTAAAGCATTTTCACAATATCAACCAACAATTGATGATCCAGGTGAATTCAGTGATAGAATTCAGGAGACTAGAATTGTTGGACCTTTGTCTGATATTCGTTCTGTTGAGAGTATTAAACTTACAGATTCCTCACCAGCAGGAACAATTAATGTTGAAGTAACATCTAAAGTTAATCATGGTTACTTCAAGAACCAGTTTGTTGCTATTGAGAACAATGGTCTAGATGATCAGCTCAATGGTGTGTTCTCAATTTCTGAGATTGATTTAGTTGATCAACGTAAGTTCTCCTATAATATACCAGGAACTGTTGCTGCACTTGGAACTAGTTCATCTTTGATAAGTGGCACAACTTATACTGCATCAAATGGTTTAGATTCAAACGCAGTTGTCAAGGCAGAAGTTGACTCTGTTGAATCTGCATCACCATACGTATTCAACTGCTCCATTCGTTCGACATGGGGTATTTGTGGTATCTGGGCAAATGGTTTGAAGGCCACTGGTTTCAAATCAATGGTTATCGCTCAGTACACTGGTGTATCTCTACAGAAAGACGATAGAGCATTCATCAGATATGATGAGTTTACAAACACATTTAACCAAGCA